ATAATTAACTATAATATACTTAAAAAATCATTACTATACAACATTAATTGAAAAAATAATTAATTAATTATTTGATTCAACTTGTTGTGTTGCTGTTTGTGCTTGATTAAATGATTCAATATCACCAGCTAATATTTTAGCCGCCTCATCAACCATTAATTCAATAATATCGTCTTTAAACTCAGATTCAATATCAGCAGTTGAAATAACCTGTGTATATGGATCTACAACACCTGTTATTTCAATTCTGCGTGGTTGTCTGTAATGATTCAAAATAGCGTTAGGAACTTCAAATTGATTATTAGTATAAATCTTTAATTGATTATTCTCTAATGTACAAAATGTTTCTCCCCAATCAAAGCTAGGTTGTTTCATCTTATCTCTAAGTAATTCATCAACGTTAGCTTCTTCTACTAATGTAATAACCATTCTACGTAAATCTTTACAACAATCGTTCTTTGCTTTAGCAGATACCTTTTTCCATTCTAAATAGTTTGCTGGTAAACCTGTTGTTGTTGTAAAGAAGGTATCTCGTTTAACTAAAGTAACCGGCGTTGATGTCAAAAGTATCTGAAGATCATCTATTCTTCTTTTCGATTGTTCATCACCCGTTTGCTTAGTGTTCATACCATGTAACTGTCTACGAGCCCATGCTACTTGTCCTTTGTTAAAAGCTTCAATAATTTGCCAAGATTCTATGTTATCATAGTCACTACTGGCTAATTTATTTAGTCTCTGTTGGATTTTAAGTAATATAGTCGCGTTATTCATAGTTATTTATTATTGATTCCAGTATTTTTCTACTTCATTTAATAAAGCTGATAATACATCTTCATGTAGTGGATTCTTTAAGAACTCAACAAGATCACTAACATTTCTACCCATCATAGCATTTTTAGCTGTATGATAAATCATACCGTCAGCTTTAGTTATGATAAACTTGTAGAAACTAGCATCTTTAACAAGAGCTTTTAATTTTAAAGTTTCCATGTCAAGTTCAGTAGTTTTGATAAATGCTTCAGCAGCTCTTGACTTATTATTCTCTACACCCTCACCTTGGATATATGTATCTAGATTTTCATAAACAACATCCTGTGGTGTAGAATTTTTATATTGTGTACTATTGATATCAAGAACTTTAGCGATGTATAAAAGTTTCTTAGGATTTTTACCGTATAACGAATCCAATATACTAATCGCTTTGTTACGTAATTTTTTGTATTCAGTACGTGTAGCCACAGTATACATTTCTTTATCTAAGAAAAACTTAGGTGGCTTAGACTTTGTTTGTGCATCTTCATAACTCTTAGCAACTAAATCAAAACCACCTGCTTCGATAGCCATCATTTTGATTAAATCATAAGGATCTGTTTTTGGTTGCAAGAACAACGGTTCATTACTACATTTAATAGTAATCTTTTGCCAGAAATCATGATTATTAGGTTTAAGTAAAGTTACTTTAGACCAAAATTCAGGATCTTCTACTTTTATTTCATTTGTAGCTAGTTGTTTTTCTAATTCAGATACAACATAGCGTATGTTATGTATTACTGATTCTCTTTTTTCCGGATCTAATTTTTGAACTTCCGGTGCAAACTCATCTAAACCTGTAATATATCTTACAACACCATTACGTTCAATAGCTGCTATTTGTTCTTCTTGACTAGTTCCTGGATAGATAGCAAAGTTATACTTCTCTAAACCCATGTTTTCTCTAGTAGCATCTATGTAAGGTCTAATTACAACATTACCTCGAATAGATGATATGATATCCGGATTTTTCTTTTTATCCGTTTTCATACTTAATGTATCAGGAATCGATACACTTAATGGTTTTGATTCTGGTTGACCTTTTACATTAGCTGTAGGTCCTTCTTTCATTTCTGTTGGTTGCATATTATTTATTATTGGTTTAAGGTTACTGAACTAGATAAGGGTTACGACCCTTCAAAGTGCTTATTATCTAGTTTATATATTAAGGGAATGTATTGCTACATTCCCTTAATACAATTATTTATTACTAGAATGAACCACCTGTGATTGGGTTTCTCATTACAATTTTCAATACTTTCGTAGGATCTTTCACCCAGATAGCTGGCATTGTTTGAGACATGTACACTCTATAACCATTGAATTGACCAGATGATTGGAACCCTTGAGTTCTTCCCATATAATCCATAGTACCATTTTGATACCACCATTTCAATTGAGAATCCCATTTCAATTTCAATAAGTAGATGTTATCGTTAGTGTTATCAGTTACATCAAAGATGATAAATGAATAAGAACTTAACGGATGACCATCGATTATTGGATTTTCAATATCATTAGTATGAACATTGTCAAAAGCAGGATTAATAACAAACTGTACGTTAGCTAAGAAAGGAATTACGTAGCTAGTATAAGCGAAACCAAAGCCTAAGTTCATTCCTTGTTTAGTTATAGCCCCAATATCAGCAGCTTGAATAACTAAACCTGAACCGTTTGCTTCACGTTTAATAGCTTCGTTAACCATTCTCATACCACCCATACCTGTTTGTACGATGATTTGACGTTTAGGATCTGGACCATTGAATTCAACTCTTCCATTATAGAAGTTATATAATTCAGCTCTAAACAATTCAAGTGAAAAGCTAGATTTGTTATAAACTCTTTTGAATGAGTTATCCAATTGTTTCCAAAGACCCACAGATAATCTAACGTCATCCGGTCCATCTTGTTTAACTCTACCACCATGTCCCCACATTAAGTAGTTTTCGATATCTTGAGATATCTTAGACAAATGCGCAGATTCCATAGCAGTTAAGAAAGTACGGCTTAATGTACCATTAGCGATAGCTCTTTTCACATAATCTTTACCCATTACTCCTACCATAGATTCAATAGAAGAAACAGCTGGATCCATACTCTTATCGAAGTTTCTCCAGATTTCTGTTACAGGAACAGTACCATCAGCATTTAAACCACCTTTGATAGCTAAATCAGCACGAGAAGATACAGAATAATGTACGTGAGCTTCGGCACCACCTACATAGTTATAGAATTCTCTAAATCCAGTTTTAACTTGGATGTCTGAGAATCTTTCACCATACTCACCTCTTGCAGAAGATTTTCTAAAATATTTAGTACCGTTTGCTAAGAATTTATTATCTAAAATTCTGTAGTTGTCGTTGTTAACGATTTGAACGGTATAAATACAACCATCACCCATAGGAAGAATATCTTCTTCAGGAATAATGTAAAGCTCAACGCCATTGTATTTATCATAAGTGATGATATCACCATGACCAAATTCACGCGTATTTATTTTAATTTTGAATGGTGTACCATCCTGTCCTTTGGTAATATTGTTTGGTTCAATATCTTCAATGATGTAAGGAAGGTCTTGGCTAACTGGTGTTTGCCATTTCCATTCACCACGAATGTTATCTACTTCAATTACATTTTTACCACCGAAAGATGACATTTGATACAAAGGCATTTCTACCTTTTGCGACATAGCCCAGATATCAACAGGACCCATATCAGTAGGTTCTGCATCTCTTAGCATGTTCGATAAATGGTATGAATCTACGTGAGACGAAGCATTGTAGTTCGTGTCTCTTAAGAACAATCCATTATTAAAACTTGGAGTACTCATTTTGTTTTGGGTTTTTAATTTATATTAATTTTAATTTTATCTTGCAAAAAAGTTTTTCTTTGGTCTAGGTATCGCTTGACGTTGACCCATTCCGTTATTAGCAGGTTCGTCGTCTGGAGTAGAAGAAGAACTTAAGTTTGATTGCTCTGTTTTAAGTTTTCTTACTACCGCAGCAGTAGCTGCCGCTTCACCTGTTCTTCTTATTTCCGATTTATAACCATCAGGGTCAGCCAATAACCATAATGTTTCTGCTATTAAATCGTGATTAGGTTCTACCCATTGATATTTTTCTAATAGATGTCCTAATAAATTTGTTTGTTTTCCTGATGTTGATGAATAATTAGGTTGTACTAAACCAGAATAAAGTAAACTTTGTGTTCTCTCGTCTAGTTTGATACCACTAACTTCACCTTTAGCTAACGTATTATATATGTTTTCCATATATGCTTGCGATTGTGCTTGTCGTTGTTGGTTAGCTTGAGCTTGCATAGCCAAACGTTGGTTAACCATTTGCTGTTGCATATTGTCTAACTTCGGTTTGAATTGAGCAGCTTTTTTTTCAAGATCACCTCTATCCATTAAACTTTGAATTTCATCTTCAATTTCATCTGCTGTACCATAGCTAGTCGCTTGTAAATAAGAACGTACTGCATATATTTGTCCAGGTTCGTTATCAATACTTATCTCACGAATCTCATTAGCTTGTCCCATTGCTTGGAATAAACTTTTTAAATCGGTACCGCCATTAGCAATATAACTGTAAGCTTGTTGCATTTCAGTTGGCATATTGCTAAAAAATTGAGCTGGTAATTGATTTTGCAATTCTTCTTGTGTTCTTTGAAAATTAGCTTCAATCAATTCTTCATAGTCAGCAGCTGTATAATCTTCAATTTTTTTACCGTCATCAAATGGTAAAAGAATTTTCTTTTCGATTAACTTTTTAGCCGCTGTTACAAATGCAGCAGGTCTTCCACCTTTGTTTTTATCATCATCATCAAATTGATTATCGTCATTAGGCATAGCTAAGGGATCATCATTAGATGTAACCACAGTCGAAGCTGGTGTAGTTGATGTTGCTACAGGTGATGGATTTCCATCATTATCATCATTATCATCTCCTGCTTTAGGAGGATTGTCAAGGAACGAAGTGTCAACACCTAGTTGACTAAATACTGTTGGTTTTTTTTCATCTGGTAACATTGCTGTTTCTGCACCAATGCTAAACAGAGCATCTATTTCTGAAGCACTTACTTCTGTAACAGATGTTTGGTCTTTAATTTCTGTACTCATAATTGTTGGTTTTCTATGTTGAGTTAATAATAATATAAACAAATATACTGAATATAACTATTTAATGTTTGATTGATATGATTTACATTTTCAAAATTTTTACATTATATAGCTATGATCATTTCTTTTTGTTATCATTTGAGTTTTTATTATCAAATTGATTTTTATTTTCTCTAGCGATAACTACATCTTGGTTCTTTAAATCCCTTTTTAAAGCCATCTCTTCGCGTTTAATTTGATTTTTAGTAGAATCCTGAACTACTCTATTGTTTTCTTTTTGTTGCTGTATGTTAACAGAATCTTGATATTCTGCAGATGCTTTCATGTCATCCATTGCATCTCTAAAATCACTCATGTTGTTTTTATCAATATCCTGCATAGCACCAAAGCCAGCGGCTCTAATCTCAGCAACAAGAATATCTTTTCTATTTTTCTTTTCGTTTTCAATACTGTCATGATCTAAAGCCATTTGCTTTTCTTTAACAGCTTTATCTACTTCCATTTGTTTAAGCTTTTCGTCATGCGCCATTTGTTCTTGACGTTGTTTCATTTGCTTATTTTCAGAAGCTTTCAAAGCTGTATTTAATGTACCTAAAGAATCGGCTTGCATCAACATTCCTAAATCATATATAGAAGCACCTGTTGTATTATTATTAACAGCCATTTCTTGCAATTTAGTTAATATGTTTCGATGCGATGCTTTAGTTGTACAATAAACATTGATATCTTTTAATAATAAATCTGTACCGTTTATTTCAAAATTAACACGTTCATCATCCGATGTCATATGCTGTAATCGTATCGATGGTTTTGTAGATTGATAAAACTGAGCTAAGTCAGTACGCATCTGATGTACTCTAGGCATTAAGTGATCGGAATGCTGTACAAAATACATTTCTGTTTGAGCATAAGAACCAGCAACAGCTTGTTCAACTCCAGTAGCTGTATTAGTTTGTCCAATCTGCTGTCCCATTCTTTGTGGTGTAACACCTACTACTGCAAAAGCTTCTTGTTTAAAATGATTTGCTAACTGTACTCTACTCAATAGACGTTGTGTTTGCGATAAGTCTAATTGTTGAAAGTGTTGGAAGTTTAATGCATTTTCTGTATTAGAGATACTAGTATCCAACGGAAGAATAGAAAAATCTTTCATTGCTGTATATGCTTTCGCATAATTACCTTTACCCCAATCTTCATTAAGCGAATGTTGTGGTAATGCATTTTGGTCTAATAAAATAACAGTTCCTAATTCATCAACTAATATATCTGCTATCTGATTATTTACAAGATTAAATCCGATTTGGAATGGTTTCATTAAATCAACAAGTGCTGTTGATTTAACATTTCTATCAGAGAATACTCTACCTTCAACAGGTAACTTACATCCATAAACGGAATGATCGCCTTTGAATTGGAACTTTAATGGTTTGATTTGATTCTGGTTAATACCTAAATAAATAGGATTAACACCACTACTATTATTAGAACCTTGGAATGTAGGTTGATTTGGTCCGATTTTAATTCCACCCCATACTTGATTATTCCAAATCCATTCAATATGTTCACCAAAGATTAATGTAGCTTTATTTTTGTTTTTAATTAATGTGTTATTATATACAGGTTTATCTGTTACTTTATATGATTCGTCTATAATTAAACTAGTTACTTTACCGTTCTCCGAAATCTTAGTTAAATGACCAAGCATGCGTTGTGATTTCCAATAGGCTTGTGTTACACGTAACATATTATCATCACCAAATCCTTTATAGTCGTTTGATTCAGCAAATACCCATTCTACGATGTCATTAATATTACTACCAAAATTATCTCGCATTGACGTATACTGACGCATCGCTAACGAAGGTCCTTCTACATTCCATTTATGACTTCTAGTTGCATCATAAAACGTTCCATCGTTTTGATACCCAGTCATAGGATACATAGCGGATCTGATAGGGAAGTATTGTTGTAGGGAAAGTAATTGTTCTTCGGTCATCTTCCAACCAAATTTATCAATAACATCGGATACAGTCATCATCTCAATCTTACCTACATAATTCCCTTGCGATATGTATCTAACATCAGGTGATTTATGTTTGAAGGTAAGTACTGGATTCCATAATTCAATATCGTAATCATCATCATACATTTGGAAATGCCAAAACTCACTATCGGTAATAAGCATATCTTTAAACGCACGTTCCTCAAGTTCATCCATATGGAATCGAGCTTCATCAATAAGATGTTGTTTAGAAGCCCACTTTTCAGCAATGACTTCATATTTTTTTGAATAAAATTCTTCTAGTTCAGGTAATGTTTTTAGATTATCAATCGATAATTGTTCTTCCATTTTCTGTTGAATCTCAGGATCTTCAGGATCTGCACCAGATTCCAACATCTTAGTAATAAGTTTTTGTTCTGCTTTTCTAACTAAAACATTTTCGATATCACTTCTCTTTTTTTCTAAGATCTCATTAAAAGTACTTTCATCCATAGCTCGAAAGCTAACGCGTGTATTACGTTTAGCAAACTCAGCAACAAGTACATTGATTACATTAGGTATAATAGGATAGAATTGTAATTCCATAGCACTACCGCCTTCATCGGTAAGCGTTTCAATTACATCTCTCATTTCGTTATTAACAGATGGTAAGTAATCATTCTTATCAATAATACCTTCTGCTAGTTTGTAATTCTTCATTAAGCGTCGCGCATTAATACGCAATTCTTTAAGACCTTGCCATTCCAACCAGTCCATATTCCACGCAGTCCAATCTTCATCTTTTTCTTTAGCTGGCAAAAACTGAAGCGGTTGCGTAAGCCCTTGAAAACGATTTTGTTCAATCTTGGCTCCATTTTTTAATTGTAAAGCGTTATATACTTTCATTAGCGTAAGTTCTTATATGGTGAACGATTCTTATTATTTCCTGCAGGTAGATTACCTTTACCGATGTTACGAAAAGGACTACTATCTAATTTATACAAATTTGATGACTTTTCCAAGTCTTTTTTAGTTTCATTTTCAATACGCTTAGCATAACCTCTATTTGCTTGTTGTATTTTTGCAAACGCAACTAGCGCCGATAAGCTAACTAATCTATCCACGTTTACACCAGGTCTATATGCTTCCATCTCTAACATAGCCATCATATCGGGTATTCGTGTAACACCATAACGTCTGTTTGTAATTGTACCATCCTCAAGCGTATCGTGCTCAATTACTTCTGATACCCATTCAATCAGATAATTTAATAAATGTGATTTGAATATTGTGTTTACGTTTTTCCAACCATAATCTTGATATACTGATTTGTTAGCTTGTAATTCTTTTAAAAATACAACTTGATCTTTCGGTACTAAATATTTTTGTTTACGTTTAGCAACCATGTAGTTAATAAACAATGTAATATTATTTTCAACCAGCGTCCACGCGTTATACCATTCTATAATCAATCTTAATAATTGATGTGTTTTGTTAATATCATCGTAACGTCCACACCATGCGGCAACTATCTTATCTCCTTCAATAAAATTAGTAGGTCCATTTTCTGTAATCCGTGTTACCTCGATAGGATTCTTATAAACATAGATAGAACATAACGATTCTGAAGTCGTGGTTTTACCTTCAGATACAGGGTCAATAGATGCATAATAGGTTCCCCATGATGGTTTTTCATCAGGACGTTCCCACACTACCAATGAACCTGTTTTATCTTCTAACTTAGGATTAACAGGAAACGTGCTGATAGGTAATTTAGATGTTTTCTTGATTACTAAACTACCTTCTAAATCCTCATCTAAATCAATAAGTTCGTACGGATATTCGTGTTCGGATATTCTACGTTTATTATCGTTTATTATATTTAGTGGGAATTTAGATTGTTCTCTGTGGTCAAATGCTTCTTTTATATTTCGAGGATGCTGCGATATCCTTAATTGATATAATTCTGGTTTTAATTCTTTTTTCCATTGAGCAAACATAGCATCTAAAGCTGCTAAAGCTTCTTCAGGTTGTGAATTACCGAATTCATCTATATACGGTGGCATTCCCCATTGTTCTGGAATAAAGAGACCGCTTTCACCAATGATGCCTGTTTCATCTAGTAGATTAGATGTTACCGGTTCAATTCCATTTTCTTTAGGATGTAAAGTCAATTCTTTAAGTGGTTCGCATTCGCTAAGTTTACCTACAGAACCTGCTGCAATAAACAGACCTGTTGTAATAGCGCCTGCATTTAATGCCGGTCTAATGTATTCAAATGTTTGATCTAAGGTAGGTGCAATACCAGCTTCTTCATAGAAAAAAACTCTACACGGACCCCCAACACCTTTTGTAGGTGTTTGTTCAAATGACATACCGATTAACTTACTTTTATTACCAACACTCTTAGTTCTACCGTTTTGTTCGATATCAATTTTTTGTTGCCAATCTTTTACTTTGCTTGGATTCATCGGTCTATACCAAGCAGTATTACTATTCAAGAAATCTTTATACTCTTCTAAAAAAGCCCATGTACCAGACATATCAACATGTCTACTTTCTGATGCTCCCATTTTTAAAGTCACACCTTCTTCGAACCACATTTGATTAATTAATTTAGCGGCATGAAAGTATGACGAAGCTATCTGTCTTTTCTTTAATATAGATGCATGTCGTGAATTTAATTCTGCTTTTAATTCGTATAAGGATATGTGTAATTGAACATCCCATACTTCAGCAAATGAAAATCTATTTTTGATTTTATCAAAGATTCTTAAAAAATTAATCCACATGTAGTAATCTCGAGGTAAATACCATTCGTTAGTTTCTGTACGAAATATTACACCTTTTGTACATTTCTCTTTTTCATGATCCCAATAACTTATAAAATCACGACTACGAAACGGAGCTAAGCAATATGAATCATTTTGTTTAATAAATAATTTAGCTTGAGCATTAAATAATAACGATGTTTCATCGAACTTATATAAACCAGGTTCTTTAAACTGACTTTCTATATAATCTCTAAATTCATTACGAGTATTATAAACCGTTATTGTCCATTCACCTTTATCCCATGTAGGTATTTCAATATAAGGATTATTGATCATATGCTAATCTTTGATTTCCACGAACGTGCGCGGCTTTTTGTTCTTCTTCTAAATCTTTAGATACTCCTTTATACGATTGACGAATACCATCAAAATCTTTAGCCATAGCCCTTATTTGACCTATGTTACCATCTTTACCATCTGTAATACCAGTTTCTGCCATGTACTCAGCAATATTATCCATGGCTATTTTTAATCCCTTATGTGCACGTACAGTCGGTGTTTCAAATAATTTACGTGCATTTTCTAGAGCATCGATGATTTCATCATCTTCTGTGGAAAAGGTAATACCGTCTAGATCATGTATAATAACATCTTCTACATCCACATCCTTCATATTAAAATAAGGATTCTCTGGACCAGGACAGGTCATATAAAAAATATACGCATATACTTTCATGTAGCAATCAGGATACTTATCCATAATTACTTTTAACCATGATATTACATAACAATGTTCAGTCGGTACTACATTTTTATTATTTATTTCAAATAATCTAATCATTACTTTTTATTTTTAATAGCGTTAGGATTTACTTTAATGTAATTCATCATAGCCTGTACTTCTTTTTTTAAATAAGGTACTTCATATGGTGTAACTTTATTTACAATAGGATCACCCATTAAATCTATGGCGGTTATAGGATAACCGAATTCATCCTCACCATCTTTCTCAAACGTAATATGATGAATCTCCATCTTACCTGGTTTAAGCGTATGATTATGTTTTAACATAATGTACATATATACACTTAACTGTAAAGCATAGTGATTAAAACTACAGTCATCTAAATGACTACACGGACCTGTCATTTTTTGAGTAACACCTTCCCAGTTTGTAAAACCATTCATTTTGATTTCTTTATTGGTCTTATAATCATAAAGGTTGATTACATCATGTAGCACTTCAACCCTATCGGCTTGTCCACATATACCTGCTGATTTTAAATAAACTAAATGTTCTGGATAAATACCTGATGTAAGATTTTGATCTGGTGCTATTTTTATACCATCTTGTTCTATAGGATTTATTATCGGTAAAGCTAATCCGGAACGTTCAATAGTATCACACATAAGCAATTCAGTTTCTCTTTGGTTGTGATACCAACTACCCAATTTAACAGCACGATTTGTTTCATTTTCCCAAACGGTTGTAATCTCTTCTACGGTCATACCAAACCACTTACCATTTTTATTTTTAGATGCTTTTTCAGCAATGGCTATTTTATCGAATGGTGGTTTAAATAAACTAATCAAGCTAGTTACACTTAACCAATCTATTTTTTTTCCTTCATCTTCAGTACTTTCGTATTTGTGTGTTTCTGCTTTAAATATTATCGCCATTTTGATTTGATTTTTGAAATTGAATCATTAATTCTAATGCTAGATTGAAGTCATCAATATCTGGTGAGTTGATCGTTTTTTCTAAACTTTCTTTTTTATGTAAGTCAATACATTCCATATTTAATAAATATATTAAATTTTGTAGAACTATATGTCTCCTTATGGCATCATGATGTCTCCTTATGGCATCACGTAGCATATCGTGTCCAGCAATTCCTGTATAAAGAATAAAATCTCTTTTATCAGGTTTAATGGTAAGTATATCTTTTAAATCATCTATTGTCATACAGCTAAATTATCTTCTTCTTCTTGACTAAGTAATGCATCCCATCGTGGATTTTCTTCATCACCACAACTAGCTGATAAAGCTCTTGTTTTAAATGCTAAAGAACAACCACATTTACCACAACAAGGATGTGTACCAGGAGCAATACAATTATTACCAATGTGAGGACAAGCTTTACAAATAGCCATTCTTTCAGCTGCTATTTGTTCGATATGTTCACTCTTAAATACAGTATTCGCTATTCCTTCTATGATAGCTTCTCTGTTATTCCATAGTTGATTTAACTTGCTTTTCATCTCTTTCTTTTTTTTCTTTTATGAATATTGCTTTACGAGCTTTCTCTTCTAATATTTGTTTTTGTAAAGCTTCTACTTTTTTTAATTTATGTTGAAGCTCTTTCTGTATTTTAGCTTGAGTAAATGTTTCTGGTTTTAATATATTAAGGTGTTGATTATATTTAGCTAATAACTTAGGTAATTCTCTTTCTTTGGTTTTAAAGGAACCGAAATTAGGTACTTGGATGTTGGGACCTTTCATATCAACTAACGTTTTGCGCAACGCTTTATAAAAAAAACCAACAGCATCATCGACAAGTTCGGTATCATAACCTAACTTATCTGCTGTTGGTTTTATGAAATGCTTACTACTCTTCGGTAACATAACCTATCTTATAATCTAAAACAATAGTTCCTTTTGTTTGTATTTTAAACGCAGGATTTAATTTAACTTTCTTTTTATTACTACCTTCAATAAGCTCTTTGATTATCAACTTACTTTTAGCAGCTTTATTTAAAAAATTACGCACTGTCTGTGAATTAGAAAAAATCTTTTCATCCACAATAGAATTACAAAAATCAGCCATATCATATTCACCATAAGCCCCTAATAAAGCTAAGCAATCTAATTCTGCATTAGTTATATGTATACGGTTAATAAAGGATTCGGTTATCAATTGATATTTGATAATATCCCTATGTCCCATTCGAACACGCTTGGTGACTAAATTTGCATTTGACATTGGTTTGTTGGTTTAATTTGTTTTTTATTTCCAGTCGATATATTTACCACCGGGTAATGCTCTAGTTAATTTCTTTCGATTTTTACCATTAGTTTTATAAGATATATGAACCCAATCAGGTTCTGTATCCGTACCGAATTCCCATATCATCTGATCAAAATCCAAATGATCTTTAACAAAATGAAATATTTCAGCATTAGTTATTCCGTTATCAAAGATATCAGCATCAATATCTAAAGCTTCACCTGTACAATGTTGTGATGTAGCACTTCCTTTAATAGCTAAATTTAATGCTTTACTGCGATAACCTGAACTAATACCTATTGGTTTTCCCCACCAATTTCTGATTGGTTCAAATATTTTTTCAGCAACAACTTTAAGATTTTCCAAATGAATTGGTGTAGGTGAATTATCAACACCCAATCTAGTAGCTGTGTTAGATTTAATAACTTCTTTTAAAGTTAGATGTTTTGATATCTGCATGATCAATCTGTTTTAAGAGTTCGTTTTTTAGGTTCTTCTTTTACTGGTTGTTCTACGTCAGGTTTAGAAACTTGTGTTTCAGGTGCTTCCTGTTTTTGATAAAATCTAGCACGTTGCACAATCATAGTTATCCTACGTGTCTTAGCTTCTTCTATATCAGCCATAAGAACTTCATATTCTTTTTCTACTTTAAGATATGTGATTTCACTTTTTAAATGGGTTATTGCCGCATTTCTAGCTTTTAAGTATTGTTCAGGAGTCATTTGTTCTTGTGTATTAGGATCTAATACATCTTCCTGATTCATATTTGGTTCACTCATAATTATATTTTATTTGGTTTATAGAACAAATATAATCATAAATATTTAAACATTAAATATTTCATATAAAAAAAATGCTACTCAGTTGAAGTAGCATTTTTTTAAATATTTATCATAGATTAATCTAATACACCATTTAGCGTAGGCATACTTTTATTTCGATTAGAACCTAGTACATCAAAGATAACACCGGGATAATTGTATTTTGTAGCAAAAGCATCTGGATAACATGGTTCTTGATTGTGTCATGATTTTTTATTTTTAATATAAATTAATACGTCTTTAAATTCAGGTGTATATGGATTTACGTTTCGCATACCAATGTGTTTCCACTTAGCCCAAAATAACCAATATAAACGAACCGCTATGTATCTACGTCTTGCTTTATCCACAAGCATTCCTTCTTTTATCATAAGCCATAAGAATAATCTATCAGCTTCTTTACCACCTTGCCCTGTTTTCCACAGATAGTCATGAACAAAACAACTTAAACACGGATGATACATATCTTGAACTA